CTTTAATCTTATATACTTGATTTTGAAAAGTTTTATATTCAAAATACATTACATACACATGATTAGTATCTTCAGCATCAGAAGCAGCAAATGATTTATTATAAAGCATCATATTAGATCCTGTGCCTTCTATTTCCTTAATATCTTCATTTGTTAAATAAGGAAATTGTTTTTTAAGTTCAACTAAACTAACTCTGCGTATTTCGCCTACATAATATAAATCATCAAAGTATGGTGATTCTGTATATGAATAAACAATATCAGCAGGGTCTACATAATCAACTCTAATACCTTCAGCAGTATTAAATGATGTTTTATTACATGCAACACCAATAGTTACTAAGTCGTAGTCTAGTCTCTTTTTAAGTAAACTATATTTATTATAATCTAATACATTATTAATAGCTTCTTCTTCTGCAATTTCAATTGATTGCTTATATCCAAGTTGCATGTGAAGCTCTAACTCTTCTTCAGAACCTGGCAATTTTGAAGGGTCTGTATTAAAAGTATCAATACCTGTTTCTTGTTGAATTTGTACTTTTCTTTCTAATGATCTAAGATCTTTTATTACACCCTCAACATAATCAGTTCTTTCTTTTATAGCGAAAGGATCTTGTGCATACGCTTTAAGATCAAACATTCTTTCATTAATACCATTTACCACAATATCCACGAACTTCGGAATAATTGGTACAGGCTTCCAATCTAAATTAAGATAAGATAAATCACCATTAATAGATAATTCATCTTTATACTTTTGTATATCTTGCTCACCGCGCGCATACAATCTCAATCTATGATAGTTATCCCTGTTTGCGTAAAAGCGAACACTCCCTGAATCTCTTTTAAACCATTCTGACTCTATAGCCTTTGCAACTTCTAATCCATATTCAGGAGAAGCTTTTTCAGCGTCTGAGACCGCTTGGCTTGGGAATATCCCGCTGGGTAACATTTCTGACATCTATTCTATTATTTTTGAAATTGATCCTTTATTATTATATTTTGTAAATCCAAAATTTAATGTACGTGTTGTTCTTTGTTGTATTGGCGCATACATGTTTTTATTACATGCCATTATTGCTAAGCCTGAACTAATCGCGGCATCAAATTTTGTTCTATTGTTTATATCAAACTTAGCCCAGTCATTTAAAGTAGTGTTAAAATACATACTTCCATAGCCACCATCTTCTTTTAAACCTACGTACTTTTCTATGTAAGCTTCGATTGCTGCAGCGTGAGCTTGTCTTATATCTTCAGATGAATTCGGTATCCCGCCGATTTCTTTTTCTGCTGTTGATAGTTTAGTATATGACTTATCAGGTCTATTCATTGAGAAACCTCTATAACCTCTGCGTTTTAAATAATATAAAAGACGGGGCTTGTTGTTCTCAGCTAATAGCGGCATTCCGTAAAATACTATTGCCATTAGTACATCTTCAAAAAACATTTCAGCAGTTTGTGGCCTTGCTAAATACTCTAAAAAGAAAGTATTTGATGGTGCATCTTCCATGCTAAACTTAGTTAATCCATGGAGCGCTCCCTTTGAGCCCCTGCCTCCAACTGTACCTGATATATCATAGGAGTCACACCCAAAAGCGCCTAAATGCTCATTGCCGGGGTGCTTCATTCCTCCTTTTAGTATTACACGATTTTGGAGATTTATAGGTGGAACCCAAGATATATTAAACCTTCCGGTATTATTTGGATTAAAAATAACTTTAGAATCTTGTATACCGTTTTCCCACTGGAAGTTGCCTCTTACAATAACCCCGCTGCTTTTTAAATCTTCATTATAATCAATCTGTTCATATAATTTAACTAGATTGAAAATACTATTCTTTGTTTCATCCCGAAAAGCATGTTCTTCTGTTCTTGGAAACTGGCGATAAAATTCATTTAATGCATCTTGATCGCCTCTTAGACCATCAGCTTCATTTTCCCAATGCTCTATTACTCCAACCTCAATACTCTCTCCCATCGGTCCCTCAACTGGTCGTTCCGGTGTATCGAATACAGGTATTCCAAAAGCGTCAATGAATCCTTCGTAATTCCATTCCATAGGTATGAACAAACTATATAGTCCACTGCGAGTTTGTCCATTGCGGTTACGTTTTGTGACGTCTGAGTCATAATACAGCTTTTTAAAGTTTTCTCCACCTTTGTCCAGCGCATTGGATGTAGATCCCATCATACATTTACCAATGATTCGACTCCCTAGTCTTAAACATGTTTTTGTAACACGCCAGTTATTTAATATATTGTCAGGTCTTTCCCATTTACCACTTTCATCATGAACTAGTAATGATAGCTTTTCACCATCATAAGAGTTATCACCTGTATTTTTCCAGTCTATTGTTGTATCGAGTCCCTCGAGTATTTCCCTCTCCTTATTTTGTATAGACTTCTTTGTGAGTTTCGACGCTGGTACTCTATACGCCAATTCGGATTTGGGACGGTCCATACCGTCTTGGATCGGCTTGAAGAAGAACGGATAGTTGATTGATATTGGAACAACCTTATCTGTAAACATCTTCTTAGCGTCGGCTCCAGACTTGGACAATATACCAAATCTCGCATCTGAAGTAATTGTAGCAAGGTTAACGGTCTCGGAGCTCGACATAAACGAGAAGCCAGATCGCCTATTCTTAAGGTAGCACATTCCATAGCATCTTGAGTCTGCCTTGCAAGCTTCCCAGAATATAAAAAATAATCTGTTTGCTTCCCGAAAGTCTGGGTGCCCAACATCAATCTTGGTCCACTGCAAGTACATGTAATGAGTGCCAGTAATATAAGTAGGCTTGTCCTTGTTAAGAAACCAAAAACCGTTTTCGCGCCTGTCAAATTCTTCATTTATATAGTCCTCCCATTTATCTTTAAACTCATCGGGGTAATCTCGCCAATCAAATACACTCTTAATCTGTTTAATTTCTTTAGGGTATTCAAATGGAACCCATTTTTTTTCAGAATTAATATGTACCTCATCTTGTTTCGGCAATGCTATACACAAGTTATTTATCTCATATATCTCGCCAATCTCTCCAGTCTTGCTTATAACTACAATATCATGATCTCTATTATAACCGTACTCCCAAGCTTTTTTCTTGTTCATACGATGTATTGTAGTCAGTTTCACTGGTTCTACGATCTTATATAATGTTTGCTGATAAGCCATTATTTAGATCTCCTTTCTGCAAAGCCTTTAAATGATTCTTTCTTTTCTTCTTTAGGTTTATTCTCTAAAACATTCTCTTCGTCTATAATCCTATTTAATATTTCAAAAGCGTCAAATATTGCAAGCTTTTTTGTGGCTGCAGCATTTTTTAATCTATCTGCGGAAACGTCATCTTCTGTTTTTGTTATAATCTGCTCTTCAGCTACTTTGATCAGTTCATCAACCGCTTTGTAGCCAGCTTGGATTATATTCTTCTTCATCTCCTTGATATTCATATTTAATTGTAATTTCATTTGTTAAAACACGATACATGCGCTCATCCTCTACGGTAAACTCATATTCGCTGTCAGGAGTAAAGCCTACTAAATCACCGGCTTTTATGCCATTATTTTCCAGTTCTTTATCTGCGTATTTTAAAACACCAATTAATGGTCTTTCTGTATTTGTGTCAAACTCGTCAATACTTTTGATAGGCTTAACAAAGCAGTAGCCACTAGGGGCTTGCCAATCCCTGTTCCTTTTATAAAGAAATACTTGATCTGGCGTGCAAAAAAACTTATTGCCTTCGATGTAATTTGAGCTGTCCACTTCATTCCCATGTACGTCATGATACCTTCTAAAAATATTATGATGAACAATTACTTCGTCGCCGGCTTTTATATTTGTTTTAATAGCGCTCGGCGTTTCTAAAACAATAGCATTACGGCTAATGTATTCATGATTAGCAATAACGCTATTTAATATAAGTTCTTTATTGTTAACTTTCTTTTTATTATTGTATCTACCTTCTTTAGGCTCGATAATAAAAGTAAAAATACTTCGCATTAATATTCAAGATTATATTCAATAGCAACAGCCATGTTTTTATTAAAATCTTTCCATGGCAAAACTTCGTTGTTCTTTTTTATAAATATACTGAACTTATCCTCTTTTTCTATGATGTTACATATTGTATGACCGCCATAAACTTCTTGTCCTACAGCGTAGTGCATTGCGTCGTTTTTATAATCACGACCAACGCTAATCTTTCTGATTAAATTCATATTGAAATTATTTTTTGTCTTTCTTCACAATTGAAGCCATTTTTTCTAGACCTCGAGATGTGAAGTAAAAGCCAAGCGCATAAGACAGAATTTGTCCCATCAACTCAACATACTGATTAGCAATATTAAAACTGCCTATATTGCCATCAGTAATAGCAAATAAAGTATAAATGCCCAATGAAAATAAAGTTATCATAGGGCGAATGTTTTTACTAAGCCAAGAATCAGACTGCATATCCGCGGCATGCCTTGAACTAATTTCTTTTTCTAATGCTAGTTCGTGATCTTTAAAGATTTTCTCCATCTCTTTTTCGAACTCGGCTTTTTCATCTTTAGTATGCACAAATTTGTCTACCAAACCTCCTAGTTTGCCAGCGACTTCTGCTCCCGCTCCGCCAAATATTTTAGCTAAAATTCCTAACATTATTTTATATTATATTTTTCAAACGCTTTTTTAGCATTTGTTTTTCTTGGTTTTCTAATATCAAATCCTGAAACATCAATTTTGCCATATTTTTTTTCAGCCGCATTTGCCACTTTACTCCAAATAGTAGCGCCATTATTATTTCTCATATACACAGCTAAGCTATCTGTTGAGTTAGGTGGATTATTTATTCTTTCGCGTATCATTTTATCTTTTCTATCCGTGCCTGCTCTCGATATGCTATCATTTTTTTGGGCTTTAGCATAAGCCTTATTTACTATAGCAGAATGTTTTTCTGAAAAAACAGTGGGCGTATTTTTTTCTTTTGACCCTTTGGCCATTTTATAATTTTTTGTTGGATCCGGCATTATATTACTTTTTACGTTTTACATTTTTAACACGGCGTGGCTTGCCAGCAGGTTGGCCTAGTCGTTTTTTTTCCGCAATCTTTTTACGCTTTTCAGACGCGGACATTTCAGACGCTGTTTTAGGGGTTTTAGATGAGATACGTTTTTTAGGTCTACAATATGGTACACCGCGTTTTTCACCTTTACTTCTACCGCAAGGCTTACCGGTACGGACATCGGTCCATTCTTCTTTAAACCAACGGCGTAGAGATGCCCCCTTAGCGCTTTTTCTTACGGCCATTACCCCAATTTTTAGCGCCTACTTTACGGCATTTAGCAATGGCTCCTGAAGCATAAGCTGAAGGAAACACTCTGTATTTTTTCTTTACTTTATTATAACAAGCGTCTTTTGGCATTACTTTCTTTTTTTCTTTTTCTTAAGTGCTTTAAAATCAGCACCTGTGATTTTGTTATAGGGCTTTGCTGCTTTAGCAATACGTTTTTGCCCTGGTGATAATTTTTTCATATTAACAATTCCATTTTCTTCTAGCAGCTCTACCCCTTTCAGAGGTCCAGCCCTTAGATCTTGCACAAAATGATTTACGTCTCTTCCAGGCTTTGCTTCCCTTCTTGAGTTTTGATGGCGGGGTGGTAACTGCAGTTTTGAGCTTACTTCCAGGATTATCCCTTCTGTATTTAGCGACACCTTTTTTAGTCATACCGCCGCCAGCTTTTGAACCAGTACCACCACCTTTTTTAACTTTGGCATAATAGCCAAGAGATTTTTTTCTTGATGGTGCGTTTTTGGTTGCCATTACTTTTTATTTTTTACAGCTTTTTTTACGTTTTGTACTTTTTCTTTTACTTCTTCAATTTTGTCATCAATAATATCTGGTACATTATTATTGTTTTCATCATCAAGAAGTCCCTTTTTGTTTAATTTAATTGCTGCTACCCAAGCTGCCGCTACGATAACTACTAATACTAATAATAATAAAATTAATTTCATAATTAATAAGATTTTGATTTTGATTTTTTACACTTGCAAGACGACATTGGTTTGCCGCATTTCTTGCATTTTTTTACTGCTTTTTTATAAGGCATTACGTTCTGTTTTTTTATTAATAATTTTCTTACCGTTCCGTTGCATTATTTTAACGTAATCGGTTGTGTATTTTTTTTTGATAACAATTTCAATGTCATCATTAGCATACACTTTTTGAATAACGTTGATAATAGGATTATCTTCGCTCGAATCTAGCCAGTTTGTTTGGGCTGTAATATCTCTAGAATTTACAACTTTACCAGCCGAACAACTAATCAAAAAGGACGCTGAAATAATTAATAATAGTTTTTTCATCGTTCCTTATCTTTTATCATATCGTCAATTGCCTTATTAAAGACTTTATCAGTATATGATTTGTTTTTATAAAAGACATTTGATTCAGTGATAGGTATGTCTTCTTGACCTAATAATATTTTGTATATACGGGTTATAAGCTGCTTTGCTTTAAACGAAGTCGTATATATTGTATACTTCTGTGTTGTGCGGTTGCGTTGTCTCCAAACATCAATCCAACCTTTAGTCCGCAACTTTTCCCAACGATGCTTATCCCAACTCATGAGATACGTGCCGTTTATATAATCATTACGTGTAAATCGCTTTAAGCAATCAAAATAAATCAGCAGCTCTAAATCAGCATCAGTTAGACCGTGAGTCTTACAGGCCCATTTACGAACGAGCCTGTAATACTTCAACAGTTGCATTTCCCTCAAATCGCTTGGTCCAAGCCTCATTCTATAATTACGATATCTTGTTGTTTAATAACGTAATAAAGCTTGCCTTGCCATTCGATTCCATGCCCGGAGTGTCTATCGTAATAAATGATGTCGTCAGCTTTCACGACTTCGGTTCTATTACCAACACTAATGACTTTACCTTTAAGGTATCTCACATCTTTCGTAACGTTGTCAGTTAAGAGTAAACCATTTACTTTTTTTGGTTCTTCCTTTAACTGTTCGATAATTATATAATGATTAATCGCCTGCATTTATTCTTTTATTTGAAATTATTGCATCGGCTGATATAATCGTGTTAACGACACTAACTGCATTTTTCAATGCTGTTTTAGTAACGAGAACAGGATCTATAATACCAGCTTTAATCATATTTACCGGTTTTCCGTTCATTGCGTTGATACCCCAACCTTTTCTATAGCTAAAATTTTCAGGTACGTCTAAACCTGCATTTTCTAGGATTGTATTAAACGGTGCTGCTATTGCATTCTGAAATAATATATCCTCGTTAGCTTCTAGTTTTTGTTTTTGAGCGGCATTCATTAGCGCTACACCTCCACCAGGCACAATACCTTCTTGTAGTGCAGCTTTTACTGCATAAATCGCGTCTTCAACACGATCTTTCTTTTCTTTCAATTCAACTTGGCTGTTTGCGCCAACTTTAATAATCCCAACTGAACCCGACAACATCGCTAACCTTTGCTCGAGCTTTTTCTTTAAAAACGGATTTTGCTCATCGGCTATTTTTTTCTCTACAGATGCAATACGTTGTTTCGCGGCTTCTGGGACACTTTCTATAGTTAAGACAGTGTTTTTATTATCTGTTACACTTTTGACTGCTACGCCAAGCATAGACGGCTCTATAAGGCTTAAATCGTCCCCTAACTGCTCGTCAATAACCTTAGCGCCTGTTAAAGCAGCTAAATCTTCAATAGTTTCTCTTTTTGTTGGGCCAAAACCAGGCAGATCAACAATATTAACTTTGATATTGCCTTTTGTTTTGTTCATTAGCAAAGCACTCATAGGTTGCTGAGCTAAATGTCCAATAATAAGAATTGGTCGATTTTGTTTTATAACAAACTCTAATACACTTTGTATATTTCTAATACTTGGTATTTCATTTGCTACAATAAGAACATAAGGGTTTTCTAGTTCGCTTTTGGTTTTATCATCATCTGTGGTCAATACTTGCGTTTTTAATCCTTCTGCAAATTGAACACCATCAACCACATCAAAATATGTATCTGATGTGTCAGACTCTTCCATTAAAACAATACCATGCTTACCCACAGTTTCGTATGCTTGACCAATAATTTTACCAAGTTCTAAATCGTTGTTTGTAGAAATAGCAGCAACTGAATGCAACATATCTCCACCAACTTCAATTTTATTTTTATCTAAATAATCTGTGGTTAACCTTAACCCTTTTTCATAAGCAGTCTTAATATCGCGAACGTTCAATCCATTTTCAATTGCTTCGTTTGCTTCTTTAAGCAATGAATAAGCAAGCACGGTAGATGTTGTTGTACCGTCGCCTGCTTCTTTCACTGTATTTTTAGCCGCTTCTTTAATAAGTGTCGCGCCGAGGTTTTCAACCGGATCGAGTAAAATAACGGATTCTGCTACGGTTACACCGTCTTTTGTAATAACCGGTTTGCCTGTTGCGTCTTCGTAAATTACACACTTACCAGAAGCGCCTAATGTAGACTTTACTGCTTCTGCTAATTGGGTTACACCGTCAAATACTTTGCCTCTGGCATCTGCCCCAAAAGACAAATCCTTAACAATTGCACTTGGCTGATTGTATTCCATTTAATTAAATTTAATTTATTGTACCTCTAGCTTTGGCTCTTGCGCCGAAATAGTTCCATCATTTAGATTTACATTTACGTCTCCGTATTTATCTTGTAATTCTTTTTGTATTTCTGCTAGAACGTTTTTTAAATCATTATAAGCATGCAATGCGTTGTGTTTACGTAATTCAAGATCGCCAATGCTACCCTGAATTTTATTCATTTCACCAACGCAAGCTTGCAGCTTATTTAATTCTTCTTCTGAAATTTTTTTGATTTCTGACATAATGTATTGAATTTAATTTTATTACAATTTATATTATTACATGTTTTACACCCTTTTTAGGGTTTGTGATCTATGTAGAAGTTTTTGTAAAACTTACGTTTTGCCATAATGTACTCAAGATACTGATCAATCTTTTCTCTCCAATCATCATCAACCGCAGGATTAATAATACCTGACTTATAACTTGAAAATACACGATTTACCCAATCTATACCATCTTGTCCTGGTCTATCAAACAAGTGCTGATTAATAGGGTAAAAGGAACCGCGATGCTGCATGTGCAATACATCTATCGGCTCAATTTCTTTTCCTAATACTAAAGCATATAATGCACTCTCACTTAAATGTGTGCTATACACCTTATCTGCATGTTGCATGTAGTAATACATATCTAGGTTGCGATCAAGAATTTGATGCTCGCCATACATATCTTTTAATTCACCAATGACAGCATGAGTGGTAATTGGGTGCGGTTTAAATAAAACATACTTACCATGCTTTTTTTTAATAAAGTCAAGTTTGTTTTTGCAAACGTGCTCATGAAGCTTATTTGAACCAGGTAATATAACTAAGTTCATTTCGGGATCGATTGTTGTATCAATCTTACGGTCTTTGTATTTATTAGCTTGGCCTTCTTCAATGTTTTTACGTAAATAACCAGCAAAGTCTTTCACGTCTTCTACATTATGATCGTATGCATCTTGAATTGAATCTTCACGTATTTTAAGATTCAAAGGTTGCATATAAAAGTTAGTGGCATACTCTGTGTATCCCATTGTTTTAAAATATGGCATTTCGCCAGCTAAAACATCGTAGCTAGTTTCTACTCCATATTTTTTAATATGAATCAGCAGGTGCCGTTCTAAACCCTCAAGATTCCAAAGGTTTCTTTGTTTTTTAAGTGGCCCTAATCTTTCTTTTAGAGCAACTTCGTTGAACATTTCCATGGATATAAAATTTAATTAAATTAATCAAATATAAGCTTTTACGAATAAAAGCTAGTAATAACAGTTGTGTTAAATGTTGTTGTTGTATTAAACGTTGTACCAAACGAAGAAGACGTTGTTGTTGACGTGCTAAATGTTGTTGTGGTACTAAATGTTGTTGTTGTTTGAAATGTTGTAATTGTTGATCTACTTGTGCTAAAAGAGCTAGATGTATTGAAATAGCTTATCCAAGTAGTTGTCGTGCTCTGACTTGTATTAAATGTTGTAGACGTTTGAGTTGTATGCGATGTTGAAAACGTCGTTGTTGTATTAAATGTCGTCGTATATGTTGTAGTTGTATTATGACTAGTATTCCAGTAAGTTGTATACGAAGTGGTTGTAGACTTTGAAGTATTGTAATAAGTTAATACTTGAGTTGGAATGTTAGTATATAGCGTAGTCTGTGTTGTTCTACTAGTTTGTATAAAAGTAGCCGTTGATCTATCAGTAAACCAATATGTAGTATAGTTAGTAGTATAGCTAGACGTTGTATTGAAAGATGTATTATAAGTAGTTGTGGTACTTTTTGTTGTATTATAAGTAGTTGTATATGTCGTAGTAGTATCGTGGCTAGTTGCGAAAGTTGTGGTTGTAGTATGACTCGTCGCAAAAGTAGTTGTAGTACTTTTCGTCGTATTATAAGTTGTAGTAGTAGACTTAGAAGTACTATGTGATGTCGCAAAAGTAGTTGTGGTACTTTGAGTTGTTGCGTAAACTGTGGTAGTACTTTTAGTCGTATTGTATGTTGTAGTTGTAGATCTTGTTGTATTATAAGTAGTTGTAGTATCTCTAGTAGTATTCCAATACGTTGTCCAACCTGTTGTTGTAGATTTAGTAGTATTCCAAGAGGTTAATGTAGAACGTGTAGTATTATACGTTGTAGTTGTAGTCCTTGTTGTATTAAAGGTTGTAGTGGTGGATTTACTAGTGCCACGACTTGTTTGAAATGTAGTCGTTGTCGACTTAGAAGTAGCAAAAGTTGTTGTAGTAGACTTAGAAGTATTAAACGTAGTTGTTGTACTACGAGACGTAGCCCGGCTAGTCTGCCACGTTGTTGTGGTAGATTTAGATGTAGCATACGTAGTTGTAGTAGATTTAGATGTTGATCTACTCGTACTACGCGACGTACTTTTTTGTTCCTGCTGGTCAAAAGTCGTAGTGTGACTAGTTGACCGCGTAGTATTCCGTGATGTTAATCTACTCGTTAATCCCATTATTCAAATTATTTCATTACATCATCCCTATTCCACCGCCACCAGTATCCCAGGTCGTTGTCCAATAAGTTAGATAACTTGTATTATAAGTTGTAGTATGTGAACCCGATGTATTCCAATACGTAGTATACGAGGTGTTAAATGTTGTAGTATATGTAGTTGTTGTACTACGTGAAGTATTAAACGTTGTCGTCGTTGATCTACTTGTGTTAAAATATGTAGTCCACGAGGTAGTCGTACTTTTGCTCGTAGCATAAGTAGTCGTAGTGGATTTACTAGTATTATAAGTTGTAGTCGTACTTCTGGTAGTGTTCCAATAAGTTGTATAAGATGTTGTGGTACTTTTACTAGTAGCAAATGTTGTGGTAGTACTATGACTTGTTGCAAAAGTAGTGGTCGTGGCCCTTGTTGTAATAAAGGTTGTAGTAGTAGATCTACTTGTTAACTGACTCGTTTGGAATGTTGTTGTTGTAGTATGACTCGTTGCATACGTAGTGGTTGTTGAATGCGAAGTTGCAAATGTAGTGGTCGTTGACTTACTCGTGTTAAACGTCGTAGTTGTAGATCTAGTAGTATTATATGTTGTTGTATACGTTGTAGTTGTTGAATGCGAAGTAGCAAACGTTGTTGTTGTTGAACGAGTTGTGTTGTAAGTAGTGGTAGTATCTCTTGTTGTATTGTAGGTTGTAGTTGTACTTTTACTTGTACTATGACTTGTTGCAAAAGTGGTTGTAGTACTATGAGAAGTACTTTGACTAGTTGAAAAAGTTGTAACGGTTGATCTGCTTGTTGCTCTGCTTGTTAATACTTGAGTAATTGTATTAAAATATGAGTTATAAGTAGTTGTTGTATTTACATAATAAGGCGTTAATACAGTAGTATCAGTTAAATGAGCAGTTTCAAAAGTCGTTGTAGTGCTATGAGAAGTACCTTGAGACGTTTGATAAGTTGTAAGTGTAGAATGACTTGTAGATCTAGCCGTTTGGGTAGACCTAGTAGTATTATACGTTGTTGTTGTATTAAAGCTTGATGAGGTTGACCACGTTGTTGTTGTGCTTCTTGAAGTTTCTATACTTGTTTGCCAAGTAGTAGTAGTATTAAAAGTAGTCGTTGTACTCTGTGAAGTATTAAAAGAACTAGAGGTATTAAAAGTACTCGTCGTATTAAACGTCGTAGTAAAAGTAGTGATGGTTGAATTACTTGTAGATGTACTCCTAGTAGTCGATCTAGTCGTATTCCACCTATATATAGCTCTAAGTCCAAAATTCATTATTGAAAGTTACCAATATAATTAACTAATACAATACTTGTTGAAACTACGAAATATGATAATATTGCCGTGGTACCTGCTGCTGTTACATAAATAATAGAATCTCCATTAGGCGTTTTAAATTCTGTTGGAAAAGAAAAAGGCGTGCCTAATGTCGTGTCTGTAGAACCACCGTTATGCAATATAATTGTTCCACTATTCCCAACTGCTGTTGCTGTAAGTGTTGTTAAATCAAAACCACGCCACCCTGTGACTCCTATATCGCAATAAATATTTGTATAAGTGTTAAGATCTACAGGAACTTCTGATTGTCCATCTAAGGTCACTGTTTTAAGTTCACCTTTTATTTTATCTGCAGTAATAACGTCTTTACCGGCAATAGTATCGGGCAGTCTACTTGAGCTTAGTGTTCCAGATGATATATTTGATGCATTAGTGTAATAACCACCATCTTGTCCATCAAGTTTATCAGAATCCAAACCTGAAAGTGCTCCGTCTACGTCAAGTAGTGCTGTTAAAATTTCAGATCCTGTTTGATCAGCAGTAGCGCCTGTTTCAATACCGTCAAGTTTTGTTTTAAGCGCTGATGTGAAGTTTTCATCTGTTTGTGAGTCCGCAGATATTACACCAGAAGAAATAGTAATTCCACTTCCAATCTTAACACCTCCAAGAACAGAACTCGTGGCTGTGGGTAGTGAGTAGTTATTTGCACTTTCTTCAATACCGTCAAGCTTTGTTTTGAGGGCATTTGTAAAATTATTATCTGTTTGTGCATCTGCAGATATTACGCCTGATGTAATTGTAATGCCAGAGCCAATTTTAACCCCACCTAGCGTAGTGGCTGTTGCTGTAGGTATTGATACATTTGTAAGGCCACTACCGTCACCAGTAAATGAAGTGGCAGTAACATTTTTTAGGGTAGCATCACCATCAATCTCTATTCTTTCTGTACCGGCTATACTTAAACCACTATTACGAATATCAAAGGTTTCTGTGCTTATAATAAGTCTCTGAACATCTGTAGTAGTATTATGTGTATAAATCTCCAGCCTAGACTCTTGGTTGAATGTAGCATCCCAAGTATCATCAGCAATCATATCAATTCTACCTGCTGAATAATAGTTTCCATCTGTTCGTTGTCCGAGGAAATTAATTCTTCCTAATAAATCATCCTGTACAATGCTATCATCATCTCTTTTAAGACTAAGAACAGCGCCTAGAGGTGCTTCGGAAGTAACAAATCTTCCTGTAAAATCTCTATCTGAAGTAATAATGTCAGTGTTGTCCATTTTATATGAACCAGCAGCATTAAGATCAACAGCGGTTAGCGTACTATCAATAGTTATATTTTCTGTATATATTCTATTGATTTTATTGCTATTACTACCGATATCAATATTAACACCTGCAGGAACAATGATATCATTATTCATTAATAGATGCCCTTCAATCTCCACGTTATCATTAACGGTTAACCTCGTGAATCTATTGGCTATACTATAGTAATCTGCATATATATTTATACTGTCTTCTACTGCAGTGCCATCAGATTGTTTTGCTTTGGTTGTAAATTGAAGGTTAGGTGTAGCGTTTGAAGAATCATTAGTCGTAGGAGCTGTAGCTTCCATTTCTAAATCACCAGACATAGAACCACCTGAGGTGGGTAAGAAATCCGGATCATAAACTACACTAGTAGCATTGGATCTAGTTAATGTGAGTGCCGTACCTGATATACTCGCGTTCGTTACGTTTTCATTTGGTACGTCATTAGATCGGCCTGCTCCAAATACTTTAATAGAACCAGTTGAAGCATGCACTTTAATTACTACTGCAATTTTCTGTATCAGTGCACTAGCACCTGTTGGTTTAGTATTTGTAAAAGCTCCACTATCGCCGACCCACAGCTCATCTCCAGCAGAAAATGAACTTGTGTCAATACCTGTAACAGCACCAAACATAACAGCATCTCCCTCTGCATCGTCAGCTAGCGTTTGATTTAATACGCCAATAGCAGGCATGGTTGCTGCAGCATCTTTATCTGCGGCTATAACTTCAATAACGTTTCCTGAAGGTGGAGAAGCGGATGGGCTAGCATGAACCACTGTACCTTTTGATAATGATCCGCCAGATATATTTTTAACCGTTACAGTCATGCTCAGTGCGGAATCTGCAACATCAGCTGTTATATCTGTAAGGTTACTACCATCGCCATAAAATGCATTGGCTGTGATATCACCTGTAGTTGTAATATCATTTGCTTGATAATTAAAAGTACCACCGTCACTTACGGTAAGTAATGTTGTAGCAGCTGAACCTTCTCTAATCTCCCAAATGGTGCCACTTGAAACACTATCATTAATGTTCAAGTTAAAGTTCATTTTACCATTTTGATCACCAGCAGTAAAGAATCTAGCTACTCTTTCTTCAGTACCGTCTAATTTATCGTAGAACGAAATACCACGTCCATTACCTGTAGAGTCGTTAGATTTAATTTGTAAATCCGCGGCTTTAATAATAAGGTTGGCATTGTCAAGTGAAAAACCTCCAACAGGATGGAAACCTGTAGAATCTACATAAGCTTTAACAGTTCCGTTATGTAAAAGTTCAACACTACCACCATCAGCACTTTCATGAAAAGAGCCTTCGTTGATTCTAATTCCATTGTCTTGGAAAGAGTTTACAATCTCAGTGTAGTACCTTGTTGTTCCATTGTCATCCCAGCTTCCTGTTTTAATTTCAAGCTCGTTGGCACCAATGGTACTCGTTAAAGATCCTACATGGAGTTCTCCGTATGAAGCGGGTGTAATTACTTCCGAGGAATTTGAAACATCTGCGGAAACAAAGAAACGTCCTTCTGAATCGTCATAGCCGAAGAAACCTGTTTTCGCGTCGGTTCCGTTATGCCATTCGAATTGAATACCTCTATCTTTATTATCATCAGTTGATGCTGCGCTGTCGCCACCTAAAACAAAGATTGGATCATCAATGGTTACTGTGGTTGAGTTTACGGTTGTTGTTGTACCGTTTACTGTTAAGTTACCAGTGATAGTTAAGTTACCACCCACTGAAGCATCGGTAGTAATAGTTAAATCATTACCTACAGTTAAATCATTACCAATAGTAACATCGCTAGGCTGCGATAGCGTTAGCGTGCTAGCGTCGGTTCTTGTTACTGTAATTTCGTTTGCCGTACCAGCAATTTCAATGTCATCGTTAGTACTATCTGAACCTGCTAGTCTTATACTTGTTGTAGAAGCAGGAACAGTTAAATCGTATGTTGTATTTGTATCTTCAGCGCTAGATAGGTCTGCAGCAATTACTCCGTTTGTAATGGTAATGTTCGCGCCGGCCGTAAATTCTCCACGTATATCCGCAGAAGACGGACCGGTAAAACTGATAACTCCGGTTGAGCTATTATATGATAATGACCCATAACCTCCGTTATCTGTAACGCTGATAGCACCCCTTGCATCTGAATCCGCATACTGCGTAATTGACGATGCTATTGTTAATGTATTTCCGTTATCATCATAAGTAAGCGTGATACCACTACCTTCAGTAAGCAAACCGTTTACATCATCGTGTACACGCTCAGTGAGATAATACAGGTTTGAATCACCTTCTGATAAATCATCCGAGTCTTTAGCGGCCAGAGACGTATTGAATCTAGTCTCAGTATAATAGAAGTTAGTATCACCCTCATCTAAATCATCTGTATCGGAAGCGGCAAGGTCTGTTCTATATCCTTTTGCTTCCACCCATGTATCAAGATATCCCGTAAGGGTAGAGGATATGCCAGTAATTGAATTGTCTTTATCGGTATCTCCAGCGTCATAAGTAAACATCAACTGTAGGTTATCCACCCTAGTAGATATTTTAGAGATGTCATATAACTCGCCGCCTACCTCAAAGTTCTGCGAGAAATAACCTGCTAGATCTGATAATGAATAACTAGATGTTTTATATTGCTTTATACCATTAACCGTACCTGTATAACTTGATCCTAATAATAGATCATCACCGGTTAAACTCGGGTCAAGCTCGTATGTGCTTAGTATTGCCATTACTTAGTATTGTTCTTTTTAGTTCCCTTTCCGTGTCCTCCACGATTTGCTTTAACCGATACAAACCTTTTCTTTGTATGGTCATAGTCCTTACCATTAATATTAATACCCCGCTTTTTCGCAGCTCTACGCTTTCTTTGATTTTCTGCGCGCATTGCTGTTCTTCTCGGGGATTTGGCTGTAGCTAAGTCTCGCTTCAATTTAGCGGCACGTGCTTTTGGACTGAGTTTCTGTTTTGCCATACTACTATATATTACATGTATTTAAGAAAATCTAATAGGGTGACGGTAGCCCCTTACTATTATATTTATAAGGCTTATGTCATATAATCGCGTTAGCGATTTTTTTTGAAAAATGGGAAAAATAGAGGTTAGATATGTTGAGGTTTTGGGTTACATATATATTTTACAACTCGCACCTCGTTACGGAAACGCTTTTAAAAAACCCCACGGGGGCCTGTTTCAATATTTTTCTGTAAAAGTTTTAGCTTTTTGTTTTGGCTAACTACTTGC